CCAACCGGCTGGTGGCCTTACCTTTCGAGCGGCGGGAGCTGACATTCAAACCATTGTTCAAGGCCGCCGAAAGAACGTGGCGGCTGGTGAGCCTATACATACGCCATTCGCCTGCATGAACAACTCGAAGATTCACATCCGACGTGGCGAGATGACGCTCGTTGCGGCGGGTCCAGGTTCAGGAAAGTCGTCGTTTGTGCAGGCGATAGCCCAGAGGGGCAATGATCGCGGCAAGTTGAACACGTCAATCTACTTCAGTTTTGACACGGACAGCGCAACCATGTTCAAGCGCGCGGCGGCTATTCACTCCGGCTGGGAGCAGTCGGCCATCGAGGAGATCATCGAGCACGGCGACCGCAAGGGCGTCGAGGCGGCGGTCAACAAGGCCACCGAGCACATGCGGTGGAGCTTTGACTCGTCACCGACCGAAGAGGCCATCCTCCTGGAGATCGAGGCCTATGCCGCAACCTTCGGCGAGTTCCCGGAAATCCTCATATTTGACAATCTGAAAGACGTTCAGATGGGCGTTGGCGAGGGCGAATTCCAGATGCTCGAGGAAGCCTGCGTCTTCATGAAAGGTCTCGCCAGGGACACTAACGCCGCAGTCATTGCCTTGCATCATTGCATTGGAGCCATGGAGGACGGGCTGACGCCCATCCCACTCAGCGGCCTGCGAGGCAAGGTATCAAAGACGCCAGCAACCATCCTCACCCTTCACCGCGCAGACGGCGGCAAGCAGCTGCGCATCTCCCCAGTAAAGGTGCGCTCAGGTACTGCCGACGCATCTGGCAACTGGTCACTTCCCCTCGCGATAGACCTCGCGAGGATGTCCTTTACCGGCTAGGAGCCGCATGACACAGAGCAACCCTGAAAATATCCTTTGGCTGAACTTTGAGGCAACTGGGCTGATGAGCGACTCGCGCACAGTCCCACTCGAAGGCGCTGCCATCATCACCGACGGCAACCTGAATGAGCTTGCCAGCTTCGGCCCCATCGCACTCAAGGCAACCCGCGAAGAGTTGCTCGACATGGGCGCGGCAGCTTGGGAGCTTCACACCATCACGGGCCTGATCGCCCGCTGCGTCAAGTCCTCGACCGAGCGCAGCATGTTCGACCTGGCCCTCCGTGACTTTGCAGCACCCTACTTCCCGGGCAAGGGCTCCGCCCTTCCCGATGGCAGCGAGTATCCCGGCATCGTCATCGGCGGCAACTCGGTCAAGTTCGACTTCGACGTCATCGAGAAGTTCTTCCCCGAGATTCGCAAGCTGATGGATTACCGGGTCATCGACATCTCTGGCGTAGGCGAGCTGATGCGCCGCTGGGACTGCCCGCCAGCAGCTGCGCCGCCCGCCACTGAGTCGGCGGTTGTGGAAGAAGCGACTACCGCTGACCAGTCGGCCGTAACTGACATCCGCGCCGGCGTCGACGAGCTTCGCTACTACAAGCAGTACGGCTTCGTGGATCAGGGCGCAGTAGCGGAGCAGCCGCCAGCGGAGCCCGAGCCGCAGCCGCCCGTTGACGAAGAGCCCATCGCAGAGCAGGAGGTCAGCTCATGACAACCCCCGACTTGGAAACCTACGACGAAATCCCTGGCTGCGACTGGATCGTCAACCTCGAAGGCGACGTGCCACAGCGGCTCGTCAAGATCGAATTCGACACCGCGACGCTGATTGCGCTCGTTGACGTGGCCGACGCGGCAACCCATGCCGGCGGCCTGCACACAGTGGCCAACGCCAGGCTGCTCCGCGACTACGCACTGAAGGTCGTCAATCAGCTGGAGCGCAGGTCGCTTCACGATCGCGAGCAGTGGCAGGCCACCGAGCACCTCGCGGCGGTGGACGCATGAGCGGCTTTGAGGACCTTCAGGCGGTCATCTACCAGACCGAGACCAGCGACTTCGGCGGTTACTCATTCAGGGATGCCGCCGCCGTTACGCAGCGCGTCTGGGAGGCTGGCTATCGGCAAGTAATGGAGCCCGCCGAATGAGGCGCGTCATGGGCATTGACCCGTCGCTCAACTCGACCGGCGTAGCCATGGTCGACGGCACGCTGCTGACCCTGAAGCAGAAGCCGGCGGACGGCGACTATCGGCTGGTGAAGATTCGGGCTGCCATTATCGGCGCAATCAGTCACCCGAACCGGCCGGACCTCGTCGTGATGGAGGATCTCCCCCGCAACGCAATGGGCGCTGGCATCACCGGCCAGGTGCAGGGCGTCATCCGCGAGGTGCTGCAGAACAACAAGGTGCCGTATTTGCTGGTCAGCGCGGCGACGTTGAAGAAGTTCGCAACGCAAAAAGGCAACGCGAAGAAGCCGGACATGCGCAAAGCGTGGCTGGAATATAGCGGCGACGACAACCCGCGAGATGACGAGGTGGACGCGGCATGGCTGCGGACGCTGGGTCAGTACCTCGTGGCCGACACTGACTACGGCTACACCCACTGGGAAGCCGCTGTAGCCAATCTGCGGCCCGCATTCGACAAGCTCCACCTTGGAGCGCAGCAATGGATCAAGGAGGCCTCATGACTGCCATCGAGATCACATGGGCGGTCATTGCGGCCATCCTCATCGCGTGGCTCATCTGGGGCCAGCCGCCGCCCAATAAGCCGCTGGTGGTGGCGTAGATGCAGTATGACGCAGATGCCAGTGGCGCCGTTCAGCTGACGCTGACCGACCATGAGGCAAATCAGCTAGAGAAGTTCCTGCATCTGGCGGCCATGTCACTCCAGACGTGGCCGCTTTGTGTTGGCACGTACATGAGCCACCGGAAAAAGTGGCACGAAGCGCAGAAGGGGGCGCCTGTTGACGACGGATAACGAAGAAGAGTGGCGGCCCGTTGTTGGGTTCGATGGCTGGTATGACGTCTCCACCCTTGGGCGCGTTCGGAGTTGGAAGCGTCGCGGCGGTAGGAGTGTGGCGCGAGGCGCGAGGGAGGCTGAGCCGAGGCTTCTCTCAGGAGCTCTGCCATCCAGGGATGGCTACATCTACGTCACGCTCTCCCTAAATGGGAGCAAGCGGCGGTACTTCGCCCACCGGCTGGTGGCACTCGCATTCCTTGGCACGCCCGAGCCTGGCCATGGCGATTGCTGCCATAACGATGGCAACCCGGGGAACAATCGCCTAGAAAATCTGCGATGGGACAGCAGGGCGGGGAACATGGCGGATACGAAGCTGCATGGCACCCGGCTTGTGGGCGAGGCCACTCCGAGCGCGAAGCTCACGGATGAAACCGTGCTGGCCATTGACGCCGTCCTGCGCCGAGGCGACCTGCCTCAGGCTGACATTGCGGCCCAGTTTGGAGTCTCCACGGCATGCATCGGCCATATCAATACTGGCAAGACGTGGACATCGGTCACCGGCCGACCGAATACCTGCCAGCAGGGCGTTGGCAAGGGCGGCTCGGGGTCTAGGAGGAGGGCGCGACGTGTCAAAGCTTGACCCGGTCCCGATCAGGGATGTCTTGGCCCACTATGGCGCGACCAATCTACAGCACGGCCATCGAGGCTGGATGCCTACCGTTTGCGTTTTCCACTCGGACAGTCAGGCATCTGCCTCATTTAGCGAACAACTCGAAGCCTTCTCGTGTCACGGCTGTGGCATGCGGGGCGACGGGCTTGCCATCATCATGAAAGTTGAAAATGTCGAATTTTCTGCGGCCGCCGAGCTTGCTAGAGAAATCAGCCCTGGATGGGGCGGCGGAGAAGTACCATCAGCAGCTGCTCAGCCCGGCCGGCGCCGGGTTGCGAGCCTATTTGACGGAGTCCCGGGGCCTGAGTCCCGAGATAATCGCCCAGTTCAAGCTGGGCGCCGTACTCGAGCCCGCCGCATCTAACGAGACGGTTCGCGGCTGGCTCAGTATTCCATACCTCAGTCCGACAGGGACCCTCTCGATGAGGTTCAGGCGTCCGCCCGAGAGTGACGCTCCAATGAAGTACTGGAGCCCGAAACATACGAGGACCCGCGTTTATAACACCAATGCACTGGTAAACCCGGGCAGCTGGCTCTGTGTGGCGGAAGGCGAAATCGACTGCGTGTCAGCAGTTCAGGCAGGACTGCCGACCATCGGCATTCCTGGTGTCCAGTCATGGGCGTCTTACATGAAAAATATGCTCTCTGGCTTCAGCCGCATCATCGTGCTTGCCGATAACGACGACTCAGGCCAGGGCCTGAGCTTCGGGGAGATGATCGCCGAGCAGCTGGATGAGGTGAAGATCGTGCTCGCTCCGAAGGGGCATGACGTCAACAGTGTTTTGAAGGAGTTTGGCACGCATGGAGTCCGCGAGAAGTTTGGCATCGACAAGCAGGGGGACTGAATGGCCATAACAGCAGAAGCGTCCAGCATTCGCCGTGACGTAAAGATCACTGGCGACACCCCGCGACTAGAGGCGCGCGACCTACTGGGCCGTGCGCTGTTGGATGTGCTCGACGCGGCCATCACCTATGGCGGCACCACCGACCTGCGGCTTTCCGTAATGACCGTCGTCTACAACTACGACACCGAGGCCTTCGAGGTCAGATGGGATTTGGCCAAGTGATTCTCATTGCACTGACTGGGCAACAACGCTGCGGAAAAGACTCCGTCGCCGACCGACTGGTCGAACGTCACGGCTTCACCAAGATCAGCTTCGCGGCCCCGCTGAAGCAGGCGCTGCGGGCAACTGACCCGATCCTCGGCTTCCATCCATACCGGCCGGGCGAACTGGTGCGCCTCTCCGAGGCTCTGGCCAACGAGTCGGAGGACTCGATCAAGCAACTCTTCCCCGAGTACCGGCGGCTGCTGGAGAAGCTCGGCACCGAGGGCATCCGGGCGATTGACGACAAGTTCTGGGTGAACGCGGCTGTCGAGCGCGTCATCCAAGACCCGGATGGCGAGGGTCGCTACGTCTTCCCGGACGCTCGTTTCCAGAACGAAGTGAACGCCATTCGCACCTTTACCACGTTCCCGTGGCAGGCTCGGTCCGAAGCCTGGCACATCGTCCGCCCGTCACTGGTCGGCCCCGTCGGCGAGCAGCACGCCAGCGCAGTGCTTCACGGCAACCTTGGCGAGGACCGCGAGGTGCTCAATGACGGCACGCTGGAGGACCTCTGGCAGCGCGTTGACGGCGTCATGGCCGAGCTCGAAGAGCGGGGGGCCGAATGATCGACGTCCTTACCATCGTCGGCTACGTGCTACTCGTGCTCTACGGCGCGTGGCTGTTCGCCGACATCGCTGCCGAGTGGCTCGCCGAAAGGATCAAGCATGACTGAGCAACTGCTGGACGTTCGGCCTGACGGCCGCTACGACAAGGTTGCCGCCGCCTATGACGGCATGAACGAGGTCAACCGCGACACGTTCCGCGAAATCATCTCGGCACCTGTCCATCGGTACGGCCACGAGACCATCGCCAAGGCGCTGAGGCAGCTTGGCTACGACGTTGACCGCAAACAGGTTCACCTGTTCCGTGAAAAATTGGCGAGAAAGAAGGTCAGCCTATGACGAAGACGCTGGAAGAATTGCTGGAGACCAACCAGCCGGCTTTCATCAGCCCCGAGAAGGGCATGCCGCGAGCATTCCGCGCTGGCAGCATCAAGAAGGACGGCGTGCTCACGGCGGCCACAGGAGCCAAGCCTGCGGACTTCAACGCGACGCATGACAACCTGCTGCGGGACAGGGGCTACGACCCCGCAGAGTGGCGCGTGACGTCTGTGACGGACAGCGAGTGGGACGTCCAGACGAAGGCCGGGCCGGACACCTTCTTTGCCTTCAAGTTCACGGCCGTCCCGCGACCTCCCGAAGATGTCACGTTCGCCGTTGACGTCGATGAAGCGCGCAAGCGCCTTCAGTCCTACAAGCTGCCGCAGCGCATTCCTGGCAGCGGGCTTGGCCCGGAGGTTGGCGCGGTGCTGAACCTCGCGGACATCCAAGGCGGCAAGTCGGAGGGCGGTGGCGTCAAGGCTACTGAGCAGCGCCTACTGGATGGCCTCGAGAACTTTCAAGCCTACGTCGACAGGCAGCGCAAGGTCGGCGTCAACCTGACCAAACTGATGATCGTCAACAACGGCGACCCCTATGAGGGGTGCGCCGGCAACTACGACTCGCAGCTGTTCACGGTCGAGCTGAACCATCGCGGCCAGATGAACTTCGTGCTGGACATGTGGACCACCTACGCTCGCGAGCTGTTCCCGCAGTTCGATCAGGGCGAGTTCGTCTCGGTGCTCTGCAACCACACGGAGATGGGGCGCCTCGGCGGCCGCAAGAATCAGACCTCCGACTCCGACAGCGGCGGCGCGTTCCTCGCGGAGACGCTGTCGCGCATCCTTGGTGGCCGGTCGGACTTCGATCACGTCGGCTTCACCATCCCGCATGACGAGATGAACGTGTTCAAGGAGTTCGCCGGAATCCCGATGGGCTTCAACCACGGCCACAAGATTCCCGGCAGTGACGCTGCTGGCTTCGAGAAGTGGCTGAATGGCCAGGTGCGCGGCGACGCACGCGCCCACGCGGTCAAGATATGGGTCACTGCCCACCGGCACAACTTCCAGTGCTGGGACCTTGGCAGCGCAACCGGCTTCCAGTGCCCGTCGGCAGACGGGGGCTCCAAGTGGCTGAAGGACATGAACGGCAAGTACTCGCGCGCTGGCATCCTCGCATTCACCGTCGGCGAGCATCATCAGCTCGGCTGGTCGGACCTCGCCTTCCTATAGCAACACCTTCACTTGTGGGAGCCCTTCGGGGCTCCCTTTCTTTTTGAGAGGACGGCATGTCAATAACTGCCACCGAAGAATTGCCCGCAACGATGGACGATCAGTTCTACCTCGACTGGCTGCCCAGTGCCCAGCGCATCGCCGCCCGTGAGCACCGCGACTCCACGCTGTTCGCCCGTGACGACATCGAGCAGGCCATATGGGAGCACGTCATCGGCAACTGGAAGCACTACGTTGCCATCGAAGACCCGAAGTTCGTCGAGATTTACATGACCAAGGCGGCTCGCGGCTATGTCCGCAAGGAGCGCGTCGACTTCATGTACTTCGCCGGCGCCTTCGTCTACACGCCGAAGATCGTCGCAGCGTTCCTTGAAACCTGCGCCTGGAAGCCGCTCGAAGAGGTGCCCGACGTCGATGCCCGCGTCGACCTGCGGGAGGCGTTCGAGCTGCTGCGCAAGAGCGCGCCAAGTCAGGCCGCTGCCGTGTTCAAGCGCTACGGCCTCAATGAAGACGAGATGTCGTCGGCCGAGCGCATGAACCTCTCGCGCGGCGTGGATGCCATCTGCCACCGGCTGAACAGCGGACTGCGGCTCTCTGCCGAGTCCATCGACCTCGCAATCTCCAAGGAGAACTAATGGACCTCAACGAGCTAGCGACACCCGGAATCTACCGCGTCTCAGCCGGAGCGCCTCCGCGAACCTTCGAGACGGTGTTTCGCGGCTACACCAAGATTCAGTTCAAGGGCGGGCGGCCATTCGCCCGAACCTGGTGGGAGCATGAGGATGGCAAGCTCGTGGCCATCTGGAAGAAGTTCGGCGACCGCGAATGGATTCGCGAGCCGACCAAGGCCCAAGTGCTCTTCGAGTATTGGGCAGCAGCATTAGAACGGCTAGGGAGCAGCAAATGACCGAAGCAATCGTCATCACCTCAATCATTGTCGGTGGCCTCGTTGCCATCGCGTGGATCGTCCTGCATTTTGGCTACAAGGCGTGGCGCGCGGAGCGTGCTGACGCCAAGGATGCCTACCATGTCGCATTCGCCCAGACCTCGCCCAGCTTCGACATTCAGTCCGCCTCCGGCCTCGACGAGGAAGAGGCCAAGCGCATCCAGCGGGCCTATTTCGACTTCAGAAGTAACTAGCATTTAACGCAAAAACGCCCCACCAGTGACCCGTCATGGGTTGCTGGTGGGGCGTTTTTTTGTGACCTTTTTCAGGTCGAGTCTTGCGGGCCGGTAGCATTGGGGCAACTACTGCTGGGGGACCCATAGTGATTGAGCTACTTGCTGCCATTGGCCTAATCTTGGCCTGCTTTGCCATTCCATTTCTTCTCATGCAGATACCGAGGCTCAGGTCTGAGGTCGCGGCGAAGCTGGCCGCGAACGGCAAGCAGCCACGCGTAGGCACGCGGCGCCTGACAGGACTTGGGGCGATAGCGGCAAGCCCTCTGTACGGTTACGCGTTCCCACTGGCGGCGATCCCTGCCGTGCTGGCGGTTTTCATGAAGCCAATCGCTGGCTGGCCGAAGCGAACCAAGCCGCTCGTCTGGTGGTCACTCGCCGGCCTCGCGGCCATGGTTCTCAGCGCGAAGTATCAGGGTCAAGAAATCAGCGGCAACATCCTCCACTACGCCGCCATGGCGCTGTTCGTCGCGGCGGCGGTGAAGATGACTAGCGGACAGTCGTCCGCAGCGCAGCTTCTCGGCTGGGCGTCGGTGTCAAGCGCGTTGTTCTTCGCGATCTTCCGGCCCGCGAACACGGACACCTTCGAGCACATGTGGAAGTATGGGGTAGGCCCGTACGTTGCCATTGCCGTCCTGTGGTTCTTGTGCGGCCTCGGAGGGCGCCGGACGCTGCCGGTGGTCGCCTTGCTTGCGTTGGGCTGCGTGAGCCTGTTCCTTGGCTTCCGTTCGCACGGGCTGGTGTGCTTCGTCGTGGTCGTCTTCCTGCTGGCGAAGGGCAGGTCAGGCAACGGGCGCATCCCGGTCTTCAAGATGACCCTGGCGGCGGGCGCGCTCTACGGCCTCTACAACATCCTTCCGGCTGCCATCGAGGCGGGGCTTTTCGGTGAGGCGGTCCGCCTGCGGACGATGAGCCAGCTAAGCGAGGATGGCCCGGCGCTGCTGGCTGGCCGGGTTGAGCCACCCCTGTCCATTGCCGCCATTCAGGAGCGACCCTGGTTCGGTTGGGGGAACCTGAATGGCATCGACAACCACACCATCAGCAACGGCGCCGACATTGCTTACAGCCTGGGCATGGTGCCGCAGGACTATATGCGGCTTTGGGTGCGTGCTGATGGCCGCGTTTCCGTTCATTCGCTCCTCGGGGAGGGGTGGGCTGAGGGTGGCGTTGTTGCCGCCGTCCTGCCCTTGCTGCTGATCGGACTATTCATTGCCGCCATCTTAAAGGCCAGTGGCAACTGGGCGCCGCTGGTGATCCTCGTCTCCATTCAAGGAGTCTGGGATATGCTGTTTTCTACGTGGGGGTACAACCGCGCACTGACACTTGCACTCTCCGCAGTCCTCGCGGCGTGGGCCATCGCGCACAAGCCCGGAGGCTTGCCGCTTGCGACCCACGCCGACGTGGCTACCGAACAGCCATCGACCGTCCCGTTTCAACCCAGTTTGCACCGTCATACGCGAACGTGACGATGTCGCGGTAGAACGCTGTGGTCGATGCCGTGGGGGCTGTTCCCCCGGCGAACTTCAAACCGGTCGGCCATGCGTAGGTGCGCCCGCCCGTCGCGTCCTGCCACCAGGACAGCGTGAGCCGCTGCCCAGTTGACGGGTTCGTAATCGTCGACGATGTCGCGTTCGCACCCAGCGTCACAGACTGGACATTCCCCGCCGCCGCGTCAATGGCCACGGCCCCGTCGGCAGCGAGCGTCTGGCTGACCCGGTTGTCAACGTAGGCCCGCTTCCAAACATGCGTGCCAAGGTTGCGGACGACCTGCCAGATCGTGTGCAGCGCCGCCCCGGCGTCGGTCTTCGTTGCCAGTTCGATATTCGACCCGGCGTTCGACCCTGATTCCGTGTCGCCGGTGATGGCAATCTCGGCGCGGGCCACACTCGCAGTCTGGCCCTGTCCCAGCACGCGCCGCGATCCAGCCCCACCGTTCACGCGGAGGCCAAGCAGTGTTCCCGAAGCCGCGTTTGATCCGGCGATTGTTCCGACAACATGCTGGATGGTGTTATTGAAGTTCACCGCCCCCGTGAACTCCCGGTAGGCGCTGGATTCACTGGCGATACCGTGTCGGGTGTTGACGCCGCGAACGTTAGTCCATGCGGAGTCCGTGGTGCCGGTGAGGTAGATGGCGTAGTTGGCCAGCGGTGTTGTGCGCGTGTCCACGACGGCGATGTTGTGCGCGGAGAAGCGTGTGACCTTGCTCGCGCCACCTGCCTTGACGGTGATTCCGAAGTTTTCCTGAGCGTTCGTGTCAGATACCAGGGTTCCGGTGAAGTCGTTCAGGGTTCCGGGGTTAATAATGGTGCCGTCCCGCACGGTGACGTCCTGGGCGCCGGACACGATGATGCCGCCCTTTGCGCAGTCGATGAGCATGAAGTCGCTGATTTCGAGATTGGTTGCGACAACTGCCTGCGTGGCGGGATCGCTGGAGGGGGAGCCGCCGATACGAATGCCAGTGCCAGAGCTTGAGTCGCCGAAGTCGCCAGACGGTGTACCGCGCAAAATTCCCTTGACGAAAATTCCGTTGACCTTACCGTTTTTCGGGGCCTCATCAAGGTAGACGCCGCCCATGCCGCAGTTGATGGCGGTGATGTTGGAGACGTTGAAGTTGGCCGGGCCGTAGTCGGTGGAGTTGGTGTTGACGAGGAATCCGCCGAGCCAGATCCCGTAGGCGGCGCAGTTCTCAGCGTAGAGATTGGACGCGATGACCTTCTGGTTTCCACGGCTAATGGAGAACCCGTTGTCGGCGCCATTGGTGTTGACCAGGTTGTGCGCGATCACTCGTTCGCAGTAGATCCAGCCAGGGTCCATCGTGTTGTAGAACCGGGAGTTCGTGACGGATGCTTCGCCGCGAATTCCCGAGAGAAGGAGAGGTAGCGTGTTGGTGTGTGCGATCCGGACATTGTCAATGCGAATACCCGTGATCGGGTAGAGGCTGGTGTCCACGCCGCCGCCAGCAAGGGGTGTCAGGTCACCCTTGAAAGAGAACGCCTGAGAGACACCGCCGCCGCCCGACTTCGTGCGGGAGCGCCGGGGGATTCCGTTGGTGTCATCGACAATAGTTCCCTGCACGGTAAAGTTGCGGAACGTCAGGCCGCCGCAGCCGCCCGCCGACCCAACTGCCGTGAATGCAGTGCCCAAGGCAACGTTTATGTCAGCCAGGGTGCCGGGAATGGTGATGACGGTCTGGTCGCGGCCAAGGCCCTCAACGCATACGTTGTAGACGCCCGCCATGTTGATCTGCTTGCGGGTCGTGTACGCCTTGCGGGTCAGCTTCACTACCGGGATGCTGTTGGCGTTGGCGTAGGCGATGGCCGCCTGAATGCACACGTCGTCCGATGCGTCCGTGCCAGAGAGGTTGCGGAAGTCCTCGACATCAACGAAGCTGCGCTTGCCGTAGGTGGCATCGAGTGCCGCCTGCGCCAGTCGGGCCGGAAGCCCGACGCCACTCGCAACAAAGTCGGGTACGCCGTTGTCCGGCTTGTAGTTGATCGCCGACAGGATGTCCAGCGTCGCGGCGCCTCGCGGGATGCGGACCTGCTTGCGCACCGTCTGCGCCACGTTCGCAGCGTCGCGGTACGTGGCCACCAGGTCATACTCCCACCCGGTGATTGAGTTGCCCGCTGCGTCCCTGTAGTTGCCCTGCTGGCCGTGCGGCACGAGCAATACGAGCCCGGCCCCCGAAGGGCCGGTAGCGCTGCCTGTAATGGCCGCCAGTGGCGTGTTAGTAGGCCGGTGAACGACGCTGCGCGTCGGCGTCAGCGTGGCTGTAATGGTCGACGCGCCACCCTGCCACACGGAGCTGGCGGGCAGGGTTACCTCGCACAGTGTTACTCCTGCGGGAAATGTCATAGCCTAGGCTCCTTCGATGGGCGGCTCTGTGGCGACCTCGTTTGCGGGCAGCGAGCCCTTGGGCGTATTGGGCAGCGCGAGGCCCGCAGCACCCAGTCCAAGCACCGCAGCGGCGGCGTTGAGGATCGGCGTCACTGCGTCAGGCGTGATGAGCCCGGTCAGCAGGAGCAGCGGGATGGCGGCGGCAACGATGCCGTAGACGTAGCGGCGGATTGCGGGGTCTTTGATGTTCATCACTTCACCAGCCGCTTCGCGAGTCCGTCGAGGACGTCCTGCACAATGTTCGCCGGGATAGCCGCTGCGATGTCAGTCGGTGAGGCGTTGTCGAGGATCAGCTGCTGGGTCACGCGGCCTACGCCCTCGACCTGCTTCTGGGTGTTGAAGTTCACCGAGTCGCGGGCGTCGTTGACCGCCTGGCGGGTGACCTTGTGCTTGGCTTCCATGTTGATTGTGATCTCGTTGATGATGCGCTCGACATCTGCTGCAGACAATTCGTCCTCCTGCGTGATGGCGCCCATCGGCGCCAGTCCGTTGAAAATGGTGGCGGGATTGCTCCGGCCGTACATGTAGCTGTTGACGACGAAGCCGTCCAGCAGAATCTCGAAGTGGAGATGCGGGCCGGTGCTGCCGCCAGTGTTGCCGGACAGGCCAATGACCTGCCCCTCGGCCACCTGCTCGCCGACTGCGACGCGAGCCCCGCCCTCTTGGCCGTGGGCGTAGATGCCGATGAATGCGCCATGGTCAATGACGTAGCACCAGCCAGCGAAGCTGGGTGCGATCCAGAACTCATTGCCGGAGTAGCTGCCGGTGTAGTAGCCGACATGCAGCACCTTGCCGGAGGTGACCGCCCTGACGGGCGTTCCGACGGGCACCGGGTAGTCGATGCCGGTGTGGCCGTCGGGCTGATAGTTGCCGAACTGCTGGATGATCCAGCTGGAGGCTGGCAGGTTCTTCGTGGGATTGTCGCCGTAGCCCTGACTCGGCTCGACGTCGACGGGGTGAATCATGATGGTCCGCCATTCACGGTGATTGTCGTATGCTGCGGGATTGACGGGCAGGCGGCGAGATGAACGTCCAGCTTCGTGCCGATGTCCTCTGCGTGCTTCTCGGTGCGCGTGATGGCGTCCTTCACGCTTGACCCGTTGTTGAACTCCACCTCGTGCCGGATGGTCTCCAGCACCGCATCCTGATGGTCCATGCGCTCGAAGATGCCGAGGATTTCCTTCTGGCCTGTCTTCGGGTCTTCCGGCACGCCGGTGACGCGGTCGATGAACCGCGACCACTTGCGAACTACTGGCGCTACTTTCCAGACGAGGAAGCACGCGAGGAAGAGGGCGCCCATCCATGGCGCCACTGCGATAATGTCGCTAATCCATTGAGGCATCAGACGCCCCTTGCTGTGAGTGCATGTGCGGCCCATGTCATGGCCTGCGTGTCGTTTTCCATGCGTGGCCACTCCTGAGCCGATGCGCGTGTATATTGGGGAAAGCA